AACGCCGCCCACGATCGAGCCGGCGGTCATCAGTAGCTCGATCACATAAACCCCGGTCGCCGTGATCGCCGTGCCGCCGCCGTTCAGAAACGCGCCCGCCGGCGTATTGCCCGGTTCGAGCGAGACCGGATCGTACCCGCGCAGCTGCACTGTCAGTCCGCCGGTTCCACTTGCTACCGTGACGTTGACGTACAAGCGGCAGAACTGCTGCGCGCGGTCGATGAATTTCGCCGAGGCGACGGTCGCGGTGCGTGCCGCCATGGTGAGCAGCACGCGCGTGGTTTTGATATCAGACATGGCCTAGGGGATCGGGTTCGGATCCGTGCTCAGGTTGTTGAAGCGGTTCACCAGTAGAAGCGGGATGTAAGCCGCCGGGGTCGAAAGCGTTCCCGCGGTCGAGTTGTAGAGCAGCAGCGACAGATCGTATGGCCCGGTGCCGGTGACATAAACCCCAAGCACCAGAAGGCCCGAGTTCGTCAGCGGATCCGCGCTCGACCCGTTTACGTTGTCCTTTGACAGAAACTCCCAGATGTCGCCGGGAATCACATCCGGCGCTCTGCCCGCTTCACTCGCCGTAATGTTCCACAGAGCGAGCGCGTGAGTCGTTATTCCCGTCAACTGCGTGGGAGCGGCGGCCGGTGAATAGGTCGCCATCATTGAGCAGTCCACGCTCAGCACGTTCTTGTTGCTGGCGTTGGTGCTTTTGTCGCCCGGATAGGGCGCGCACATCGCCGGCAGGGACCGGTCCGCCGTAACGCGGTTCGGTCCGACGCGCAGGCGCGTGAGGCCGGTCGATGCCGGCCGCGAGATCTGAGGTTGCAGTGCCATGGCCGCCTTAGCTGGAAGGCACCCCGTAAGCGCCGTAGAAGCTGTTGAAACCGCAAGAGAACTGCATCCATCCCGCGATCATCTGCGAGCGGCTCTTGAAGTCCACGTCGGCCACGGTGTTGAATTTCTCGCGCCAGTAAAAGCGCACTTCGGTGTCCGAGTTGTCCGCCAGGATCATCCAGGCGTGCGGGTCGGTCAGATAGTCATAGACCATCCAGCTGTCGAAGCTCGGCATGCCGCTGCGGCGGCGGAACGCGTTGATCGTCCGGTTGGCCGTATCGCCGCGGTCCGTGCCGCCCAGCAGCTCCGCCACCACGAATTCGTTCTGTGGCGCGCAGACCAGTTGCTTGGGGACGATTTTCTGTTTCTTGCCGCGGTGATCGACGGTGTTGCGCATGTCGGTCAGGGCAAGCTGGATGCTGGTCACATCCGGGTCGGTCGCGTAGCTCAGGCGGTTGGTCTGGGTGCCGCCGCCGGCCAAAATGTGCGCCGTCGAGAACAGGCTGAGTCCATCGGGGCCCGGGTAGCCGGAATTGAAACCCTGGTTGTAGATGTTGGCCGCGTTCACTTCGACGGTCTCGCGGGCGGATTTGCCCAGCTCGATCGAAGCCTTTTTGACCACGTTGAACTTATCGTTCATCGCGGCCTGTTTGGACACCTTGAAGCCGAGCGACCACTGCGCGTGCTTGTAGGTCTTGTTATAGACCGGGAGCAGCTGGTCGAACCGGGTGTCCTGCGCTTCGGGGATCTGAACGAACTGGCCGAAGCCGGTGACTTCGGTGGTCTGCTCAACAGAGCGGTCCGAAGTTTCGACGTTGAACACGTCCACGTACTCTTCCGGGTACCGGTTGTAACGGCCCATGATGACCGCGTCGATGGCCGGGAGCATCGTCTCCGAGTTGAGATCCGGCAGTAAGCTGCGAACGTACATAGTTTCCCTGTGTCCCCTTTTTGTGTTTTCTGCCGCCGCGGCCTAGACGCCGGCGCTTCCCATCGCGTACTGGTGCTTCATGATCACGACCTCGAAAATTTCATTCGCGAGGTTGTCCACGTTGGGATATTCGTCGTAGGCGTTGAGCAGCCTGAGATCGAGTCCCGCCGTGGTGGCGATCGAAGAGGTGTTGATCTGCATCCCCGAGAGCTTAGCCACGGTCGTAGAACCGCCGACCGCGATTGAGAGGTTGGCGTTCTTGCCCGCGGCGATCGTTTCGTCTTCGACCACGCTCGAATCGGTCTGGGCGATGAACACCGCCGTGGGCGAATCGATGATCGAATGGAAGGTCTGCGTTGAGGCCAGCCCGTAGTTGAGCGAGCTGCCCAGCCAGAGCGAAGTGCCCGGCGTGCCGTTGTATCCGGACTTGCAGCCCGGCGCCGGCGTTCCGCCCTCAAGCGGCACGGCCGAGGACGCCACCTTGGTCACCAGGTCGTTGCAGAAGATGGCGTAGGTGTCGCCCACCAGCTTGCAGTACTGCGAGACGCGGCTCGGTCCGCCGTCGAGGTTGAATAGCATCGGCCGGAAGCCGAACGGAGAGTTTACGTTGATCTGTGCCATGTTTTCGAAAGCCCCTTTTTGACTAAGCCGTTACCCGAGGAAGTGGGTCTCGCCCGTTTCCTGGTCCGTGAATTCTCCCGCCGGCATATCGCCCGGCTCCAAAACTTTCAGCCCCGCGCTCTGCGCGTCCCGCCGGATCTGGTTCACCTGCTCGGTGTAGCTGTCCTGCGCCGTGGATACCGCCTCCAGCGACTCGCGCTGATAATGCCGCTGCCGCTGGTCGGCCACGGACTTCGGGATTTCGCCGAGGAACATGCCACCCAGTTCCACCTGTTCGCCGCGCTCGTTCAGCACCGGCGCATAGCCGCGCAGCCCGTGAAACTTGCAGGCCACTTTCCCCAGCAGCTTGTAAGCTTTGTCGGGGTTCGCCGCCTGAATCGGATCGATCAGCTCCGCGATCGGGTTGGGGTGCAGCAATGGATCGCTTGAGCCGCCCTCTCCTTCAGTGCGATCGAAGATCCGTTTGTCTTCCGCGTCCCGTCCGAATTCGACGCGGGGGAAGCCCTTCGCCGCGCGCTCCGCCTGGATGCGCTCGTTATCCGCCATGACTTCTTCGTTCGACGGACCGACGTTCACATGCGCGAAAGCGTTCGCGTTCGGCGGGTTGGGGTTGATTTTTCTCGACATCTATTACGCCCGATCCGCGACCACCATGGCCGCCTTCGATTTCTTGTAGTCCTCTTCGGTGACGCCGAAACGCTTCATCATTTCCTTCTCTTCCTTCGAGATGGTGGTGGAAGCCGCGCGCTCGGTGGGCGTTCTGCGCCCGCGTTCGCCGCCCTGCGCCTTCACGCGGTCGAGCCGCTCCTCTTCCTTCTCCGCGTCGGTCTGGATCTTGCGTTTGCCGCTCCGGAGCTGGGCCAGTTCGACTTTCTCCGCCGCTATCTCCATCGCCAGCGCGTCCGAGACACTCTGCTTTTTGAGCGCGATGTACTCGACCGACGTGGCCTTGAAGAAGTCCGACGTCTTGTCCTTCAGCTCGGGGTAGCGATCCACCATCTGGTTCTCTTTGACCAGCTGGCCGGCCTTCTGCGCCACCATGGCGTCCACTTCGCCGCGCGTGACTAAGCCCTGCTTTTTGAGCCACTCCTTGAAGCCGCCGCCGCCCTTGCCGATCAGTTCGAGCAGGTCCACGTCCTCTTCGGTCGCGGGCTTCTCTTTCTCGGTTTCGGTCTTGGGGGCGTTGGCCTTGCCATACCAGAACTGCGCGGCCTGCTCTTTTTCGAGCGTGGTCGCTTTCGAGGCTGCGAGTTCGGTTTCGAGCGCGGCGATCCGCGCCGTCGTCGTGGCCTTTTCCGCGTCTGCGGCGGCGGTAGCCGCTGCTGTTTCTTCAGGCGTCATAGTTTCAGTCGTCTTCCAAATTCCGTGGCGCCGTAGACATCTCGACGCCTGGCCACATATGAGTCACAGCACCGTTTGCAGAGCACTTGGTAGCACCCATCCTTCGGCACCACGTACATCCGTATTTCGACACCGGGCGAAATTTCTTCCAATCTCGTTCCGCACTCCTGGCATCCGGACGGCGTTTCGCCGTTCAGCACGGCGAGCGCATGCTTATGCCACTCGAAGCAGTAGCGGCAGATGAAGCCGCGCGCGCCCGCGCCCATCAGGTCCTCGGGCGCTCGGAACTTGCTGCAATACCGGCACGGGAGGTGGCCGGCCTGAATCAGCATTAAGCGGCCGGGTGTCCTTCAGGCGCGTGATCGGGCGCGTGATGGAAAACGCCTTCCACTTTTTCCTTGAAGGTTTCCTTCACCGGCTCCGCAACGGCGACGGCAACGGCGACCGGGGCTGGGGCCGGAACGACGTGAAGCGTAACCGTCGGCGCAGCGGAGACAGTCCCGGCAATGGTGGTCTCGGCAGCGGTTTCTTTCGCGGCGGCCACGGGAGCGGGGGCCGGCGCGGCGGGCGTAGTTCCCGTCACGGACGCGGGGGCCGCGGTGATCCAGATCGAGGTGAATCCGGAGATCACGTCGGAGAGCACGGTGGGGTTGAGAAGGATCGAGGGCTGGGACCGGCCGGCGAGAGCGTCTTCAAGTCCAAGCAGAATGGTGGCCAGAATCTGGCCGAATTTGTTGTTCATCATCCGGTTGTTCGCCGCGCCGGGTTGTCTTTTTCCGGCGTGGTGGGACCCAGAGTGGGAACATGAGGCATGCAACCAACTATCGGGCGGATCGTTCATTTCGAGAGCGAGAGGGGGCCACAGGCCGCGATCGTCACCGCGCTGAGCATCTCGCGAAAGATCCTCCTCCGGACGAACCGAAGGCCATCGCGCTCCCGATCCCCGAGTACGATCAGACCTAACCTTTTTTC